AGATATGTCCGGCAGCAGTTGCAGCACATTTAGATGTGCAAATTCAACCTTTAGCTGCCAGATATAAAACAAAGTATGTCGGACACTTTACGATCAGAAATTTGGAAGAGTTTAACAGAGACCAGCATGGGCTTAAAAACCCCGGGTTGGTATTATGGGAAACTGTTCCATTGTCATTTGTCGTCGATTGGTTCTATCCTGTTGGAGATTATATAAGACACATGACCGGGATATCTGGTATAGATATCCTAGATATGTGCTTATCACGTGAAAACGTGAATTCTTCATCAGTTAAGTTCCGTGTCGGCGACGGCACAGGTGCGTCACAGAACAATCTTACTGTAGAAAATCTCAGTATTGATTGTCCTGATTATTTCATTCACTATCGTGAACGAACTAGGACTCCCTTGGGCCTTCAAATGCCTTCTGCAATATTCACTTCACAACATTTAACGGATCGGTGGCGTCGCACAATTGGGTTAAACCAAATTGCTGACGCTTCCGCCCTGATAACTGTTGCCGCCTCTAAACTAACCAAGCACAGGAAATAATCCTGTTGGAGAAAACGTGATGTCTAACGTAATACCCCTGGTCATCAATGATGGCCTATCAACACCCGTAGCTCGTACTTTTAATGTTATGGAAACCGACAATGGATACCAGCGTTGGGGTTATACCCCCACTGGTCTATTGCTATCGGACCAACGGTCTCTTGCGTTAAAGCACACTCGTGCTGCAACACAAGAAGATACAGCGACCCGTAAGGATCGTTGCATCTATCGACAACCGGTTCGTGATGCTCTCGGTGTTCTTTTGCCTAAAGGCATCGTTATCGATGCTGTTATTTCCGCGCCTAATGGTGCGTCTTTAGCAGAGATCGAAGATGCCTTGGCTTTTCACGGTAACGCTTTATTGGTTACACTAGTGAAAGAACAATTAAGCGGAATTCAAAACGCCTATTAATAGGTAGTTGAATCCTTCTTATGTAACATTAACAATTGGAGACTAACAATGACCAAACGTGTCATTATTAATCACAATTTCTGTGACTCGTTAACTACGGCACAGAAGCGCGGCCTACGGCGTTGTAAAACGCATGCGGCTGTTGAGAGTTATTTTACTAAAACTCTCATTGATACTTCAACGGTCAAGACTGACCTCAACGAAAAGATTAAAGTTTTATCTTTTCCGAAAGGTCACCTTGCCCGAGCGATCAGCAGTTCTTTTGGTGAGGGCTATGGCGTCTGTCCGATTATTCGGCCAGATACCTTAGTTCCACCCAGTGATTTCACGAGTGCTATTGCATACGTGGACTCCACTGCCCCTTACTACATTTGGCGTAAGGGTCGCTTCGATAAACAAGTCCCACAAAACGTGCTGTTTGAAAAAACAGTGCGTAGTGTGGCTGCTTGCGAAGCAAAGAACCGTGTATCCAATCGGTTCTTCCATTCTTTAGGTCCTTGGGACGTTAAAAGAGTTGGAAGACACCGAGCGGATATCATGATGTACATACGAGAGGAGTTAACGAGTCTTGTGAAAGACTTTACTCCGATCCGTACGTTCTCATTTTGTCACCACGGCAATGGAGCGAGTGAAAACTCAGCATCACCGCTATGGAAGAAAATGAAGAAGTTCTCAGCAACTGAACAAGTTGCTAAGACTCTAGGTCCCATTTATGAGACCTTAGAGGGTTACATTCCACCATTGGAGGTAACTACTGCTGAACGCTTTAGTACAGTCGATAAGACTTTCAAAATCCGACGGCCAATTGGTATTCAGCCCTCCCTTAACCTATATTTTCAACTAGGTGTTGGGGGGTGGCTAAAAACTCAATTACGTCAGAAATGGAAAGTCGACTTGCGTGATCAAGATAGAAATCGTGTCCTTGCTTGCTTGGGGTCAATGAATGGTGCGTTAAGCACCATTGACCTTTCCGCAGCTAGTGACACTATTTCCCGTGGTGTCATCGATTATTATTTCGATGACACGGCGTTCTACGAGTATATATCTATGCTTCGTACGACGCACACGGCATACTCACCTACCGATCTGTTTGAGAACGAGAAGTTCTCATCCATGGGTAACGGTTTCACGTTCGAACTTGAAACGGCTCTTTTTGGAGCTGTGGTTCGTGCGTGTTATCGTTATTTAGGACACGAAGCCACACTATGTAACTTCGCCGTTTACGGCGATGATATGATAGTGTTGGATGAGTGTACCTCCCTTGTGGTAGAAATGCTAGAACTACACGGCTTTACGGTCAACACAGAGAAGTCATTCTCTGGTGGGCCGTTCCGTGAAAGTTGTGGCAGTGATTATTATCTTGGTTTATCTGTTAGAAACACATTTATCAAGGAGAATTTTGATGAGGAACCTGATCTTAGCGTTCTTATCAAATCTGCTAATGCGCTATACCGAAAAACAATTTCGTATAGCGCCGACCAGTCGAAAGATAATGCTTATCGTACTTGGAGGCGTTTTTTACGCCATATCCCCAAGTTTATACGACAAGGACTATCTGGACCAGTGGTTGAGCATGATCAGTGGCTTATTGGATTGAAACCCAGTGAGACACTTTTGAATTTGCGTGGTGAGGAAGTTTTACCTTCTCTAAACGCAAGTACAAAACCTGTGAGATGTGATGAATATCTACGTTTCGATTCATGGTGTTATCTGGCGAATCGCCGGAGGCCACTATTGGATCTAGTAGATAAACATTCTAACAAAAGGGTGTTCCAGCTTGACAATAAGCTAAGTCGGTGTGGTGTGATATTTGATTATATCAATTACCATCCGGCTGTGCCTACTGCTGCTGCTGTAACGTACATATGTTGTCCATCGGACAGCGTATGTGAAGAGGAAACTGGTTAACGCCGTTTCCATCTCTCTTAAACTATCGTCCTTACCCATGGGACGTTAAATAATTTTAGGAAATGGAAGAGGCTGCGTTGCCTCTTTTTT